GTTGGAGGGTCTGTTCGGTGGGGCTGCTGGTGGGGGTAAAAGTAGCGCCTTGCTGATGGCGGCATTGCAATATGTTGATGTTCCGAACTACTCTGCGATTCTTTTCCGTCGTACCTACGCCGACTTGGCTTTGCCGGGTGCTTTGATGGATCGTTTCCGTAACTGGGTTATGTCCTATGAGGATGTCCATTGGAACGCGAACAGTTATGTGGCTACTTTCCCTTCTGGTGCCCGTGTTTCCTTCGGTTATCTCAATAATACGAACGATTATTTGAGATATAAGGGTTCGGAGTTTCAGTTCATAGGCATGGATGAGGTCACGGAAATCCGTGAAAGTGACTACAGGTATATGTTCTCCCGTTTGCGCCGTCCTGCTTCGGGTCCGCTTTCCAAGGTTCCGCTCAGAATGAGATCAGCATCCAACCCAGCCCCTAATTGGGTTAGGCAACGATTTATTGTTGAGGGTAAAAATGAGCAGAGATTTTTTGTTCCATCATTTTTAACAGATAACCCGGGTATTGACGCTGAGTCATACCGTCAGGCGCTTTCTGTCCTTGACCCTGTTGAGAGGCGACGCCTTGAGATGGGTGACTGGTGGGCGACCACTCTTGGAACATTGTTTGACAGAACCGACTTCCCAATAATTGACGGCTCAGATGTCCCCGAAATCACCTCCCAAGCCCGCGCTGTCAGGTATTGGGACTTGGCGGCGACCGAACCACACTCAGGTAATACTGACCCCGACTGGACAGTTGGAACCCTTATGTTATTTGACCAAGGGATCTCCTACATCATGGATGTCCGTAAAGTTAGGGCTAAATCAGACAAGGTGGAAACACTGATTTCGCAGACCGCTCAGGAAGACGGGAAAACGGTAGCCATACGAATGGAGCAGGAACCGGGCTCCTCGGGGAAAGCACTAATTGACCAATATGCACGATATGTAGTTCCGGGTTGGGACTTGCAAGGAATCCGCTCATCAGGCGACAAGGAGACAAGGGCAAGACCTTTCGCCGCCGCTGTCGCCAACGGCAATGTCCGTCTCGTAAGAGGGAAGTGGATCACAGACTGGTTGGACGAAATATCGTCTTTCCCAGAGGCTTGCACCCATGATGACCAAGTTGACTCCGCTGTCGGTGCTTTCACTTTTTTAACTGGTTTGGGGTTGCCTCAACGCAAGAGAGCCAGTATCATTGTGTGAAATAAACATATACCACTATCGCCCAAAAGGGGAAAAATGAAAAAGGCTTTTAAATCGCCAACAAAAACACAGTTACGGACTGCTACAAACCAAAGCAGAGAATTACTTTCTGAGTGGATTCGCACAACTAGAACTAAACAAAACTTAAGCCAAGAAGGATTAGCCGAAATTGCTGGTGTTGACCGCAAAACAATTAACCGAATTGAAAACGGTCATTTCTCACCGAGCATTGAAACGCTAGTTCGTATCTCTTTGTCTCTTGACTCAAAAATCCCTTCCCTAGTATGACCGAAAACTCTTGGAATAGTTCTGAGCGCTTAGTCGCTCTCACGGAATTTCGTAAGTCAATTATTGCCATCAGCGATAAGGCTTTGGAAAACTTGGAGCAAGATGACGAACAACTTTGGTGCGATACATTAGTTTTGCTGCATGCAATTAAAGGTGACATTTCGTCAGTGTTTACACAGTATTCCAACCTGTTTTCCGACAAAATTGATGCTTCCGAACACTCCGCTTCAAACGGGCAAGTGATTGAAAAGAAGTCCGCGTTTGACCGCAAAGGCTGGAAGCATGAAGATATTGCATCAGAAGTGCTACGCAGGCTAGGAGATCTTTCCGTTGACATGGACACGGGTGAAGTCATTATGACCTCAGAAGAAATAGCATTGAAACTCTTGGAATATGTACAACCTTCATATTGGAGGGTTAAAGAACTATCCAAACTTGGCATTAACGCAGATCAATATTGCGAAGTTGGAGAACTAAAAACAAGCATCATCGTACGGAAGGAAAAATAACATGAGCGAGATTTACCAACAGTTAGCAGAATCTTTCCCGCCAGAGATGGTTCGCAGGTTGAACAAAGGTGGCACCAACCTGATTTATATTCCAATCAGTGAAGTAATTACGCGAATGAATAAAATCATTGGTGTTGAAAACTGGTCGTTCACTGTTAAGTCTTGGCAACAACTTGGGACATCTATCGTTGCTCATGTTTCTGTTCAGGCAACAATTGACGGTAAGACAATTACACGCGAAGGCGTTGGCGGACAGAAGATCAAGATGTCCAAGCAGGGTGATCCTGTTGACATCGGGGATGAAGTCAAGGGTGCTGTTTCCGATGCCCTCAAAAAGGCTGTTCAAACATTGGGTATTGGCTTATATCTTGCCCGTAGCGAAGAGGCTATGGAGATTGAGCAGGCTATTGACGCAAGCGTCTCTGCTTCTCCTGCCCCTCCTGCTCCTGTTGTTTCACCGAAATATGCGCAATTCAAATCATTGCTTGAAGCAAGTGAAGAGAATAAAGCAAAGATCAAAACATTTTGGTCAAACTATGGTGGCGGTCGTCCTGTTCCTAAGCCTTCAGAATTCACTGATGAGGAACTTGACACACTGATCACAGAATTGGTTTCCTACAGTTTTGCGGGTTCAACTCTTGTTGAAGCACCAGCAAAGAAAAAGGAAAAGGCTCCTGATATGCCACCGCGCAGAGACATTGACTGATGTGCTTAACGCTCCTGAATATCTCTCACCGAGTTCAATAGGGACTTTTCATCAGTGTCCTTTAAAATACAAGTTCTCTCGTATTGATGGACTGAAAGAACCCCCAACAGAACACACAATATTGGGGAACTATGTTCACTCAATTTTGGAAGAGTTTTACCGTTTAGACGCAGGTCAAAGAACATTGCTGAACGCAAGAACTTTGTTTCGTTCAATTTGGGATGACTACGCTGAAGATGTAACCAAGATTTATCGTAATGATGCTCAAAGCATTAGCGAATTTAGGCTTCGTGCCCGCTACTGCATAGAGAACTTGATGAAGATGGAATCTCCTGAATTAATAGAGTTTGACGGAATTGAAACCGAACTCAACCATGAGGTCAAAGGTGTAAAGATCAAGGGTTTCATTGACCGTTGGGCTATTGGCGACGGCAAGATAAACATAGGTGACTATAAAACAGGAAAAGTCCCACAGCCAAGATTCAGGGACGACAAATTTGACCAATTATTAATTTATGCAATAATTTTGTCAGAAATTGAAGACAAGGAAATCGGAACTTTGGAGTTGCTGTACATTAAGGACAGCGTTAGACTCAAAAAGGATCCGACAAAAGAAGACATTAATAGAATTACAGAAATGTTAGTTGAAACAAGAAATGCCATAGATGCAAGATGCGAAACTGAAGTTTTTGAAACCAAGGTTGGCGTGTTGTGTGGATGGTGCCACTTTAAACCTATATGTCCTGCATGGAGCAAAAAAAAATAAATGAACGATGAAGCATTCGCCCGACTTGTCGCCGAAGATGTAAAAAACAAATCTTCTGATGCACAAAAGAAATATCTAGCACTTCCCGAAAACATCAAAAGATGGAAGAGGGCTTTAGAGTATTTGGCATCAAACCTTGATGATCAGATCACACAGATCAACAAATTTGAGGAAAGCAAACTCAAAGAATATGAGCAATTAGGTGATGAAGGTACAGCAATAATCGCTGAAACATCAGCAAACTTTGGTGCTCGTAAATCAAAAATTGAGCGATTCAATTTCTTTGTTCGGGCAAAACTTGATGAAGTAAGCCGTATGGATGCTCTTTCGCCTAACGGTGATATGTCTCAAAACACTGACGATTTCTACCGCAGGGCGATACAAAAGTGGTGGTCGCTGATGGAGGAGTTTGAGATGGAGCCAACGAAAATTGATGAGGCTTTGTATGCCTCTTTGGATGGTCGTTGGGACTTTGAAGGGCTCACTGAAGATAACGCATTTGGCGACTTTGAAGATTAAACAGCAACAGTGACACGGCAACGACTATTTCTTGATACCTCCTGCGTTGACGCGGCGAGGGAAAGATTGCGCCATGTTTACGACACCTTTGACACAGTCTGCTACCAGTTCTCTGGTGGCAAGGACAGCACTGCCATTATTCATCTTGCTAAAGAAATACATGAAGAGCGCAATCTTGGCAAAGTGAAAGTTATTTTCCGAGACGAAGAAATGGTGAGCCCAACCGTTATCAAGTTCGTTGAAAAGGTTCGCAACTATGACTGGGTTGACATGGAGTGGTACTGCCTGCCATCCGGTCAAGAGATTTGGGTTCTTGGCAGGCGCGAATACGTTTTGCTGTGGTCACCGCAACGGAAAGCAGATGGTCGTCTAGTTCGTGAGATGCCAGAGTGGGCTATTAGGGCTGAGCATTTTGGTTTGGATCCTTCTAAGCCATGTCCGAACCTTGTTGACTATTACACGATGCAGGGGAAAAAGGGCAGAACGGCGTTTGTTATGGGTGTTCGCGCCAACGAGTCAATGGTCAGATATAGATCATGTGTACAGAAACTCCACGAAAATTACATTGTTTCTCCGTTTCTTCTTCAGAAATCTATTCCTCTTAAGTTTGCGAAAGTCATCTATGACTGGACGACTGAAGATGTGATGAAGTTCATTATTGAAGAACACAAAGCAGAGTATTGTGAATACTATGATTTGGCTGAATTAACTGGAAGTAATAGCCGTGTTGGTATTCCTTTGCACTCTGTTGCGATAAGAAGGATCGGCGATGTTGTTGCTACTGAGCCAGAGTTCTACGATCAGTTGGTTCGCTGTTTCCCGCAAATTGATGCACAGCGTCGGTATTGGGCTGATTTTGATATTGAGAACCTAATACTTAGTTATGCTTCTTTGGGTTGGGATGGTGTTTCTGATTGCATTGACGATCACATGCTTACTCCCGGTATGCGCTTGGATGCATTGAAGTTTGCTTCGGCTTTCCGCAAAAAGAGGGTTGTTGATCCTCACGGGTTTCCACTTGAGTATTTGATTAGAACTTTGCTTCTCAACGAATTCCACCAGTCAACGCCTACACCTGTCGGACCAAAAACTAGGGCTCATACCATGAGGTTGAAGGCTATTGAGGCTGGCGAGGATTATTAAATAATATTTTTATTATCAGTATTTTTATTGAATAAAGAAAAGGCGGTTGGTGGGAATGAAAATCACAAATGTGCAGAACAAGATTCTTACGATTCCCAAATGGGGCTCTACAAGCATTCTTAGACCAGAAAAAATGTTGCTTAAACTTTCCATGCTTGAACATGGGTGGATGCAACCGTTGGTCGTTCGGCTGTCAGACAACATGATAATTGACGGCTATCAACGGTACATGATTTCTTTAGACGACGAAAAGTTCATAAAGAAACATGGGAGCATGATACCTGTCATCTTTCATGATGTTGACGAGATTGAAGCAATGGTTTTGCATATTCGTCTCAACAGGGCTCGTGGTTCAGTTAATTCTTATGGTTTGAGCAAATTGGTTAAACGGGTAGTCGCCTCCAAAAGATATGAGGAAAATGATTTATCTAATCTGTTTTTGATGCACGATGACGAAATTGATCTACTCATGTCGGATGGTCTGTTGAAGAAGAAAAATTGGAGCAAATACGAGTATTCTCGTGCTTGGGTTCCAATTGAGGTAGCAAAACCAGTTGCCGAAGGATCAGTAGTCATTGAGCGACCACCAAACGCAGATCGCTAGATATTGCCCCTTGTAGATATGTGGTAAAATCCGAGTAGCCCTTTTTAGGAGATACTCTCATGCCACGACCAAGAATGACGGAAGATGTTGAATTCCGTACAGATGTAGACACTGCTGGTGATGTTGTTCGTCGTGCGCGTTTTGTTAGGCGTCGTCGCCGACAAGGCGGTCGCAATGTGCCCGGGAATGCTCGCTATTATCGCCGTCGTCAAGCACAACTAAATGCCGCTCGCCGTCAACAGCGTGGTGCAGTAGCGGGTGCAGGTAATGCTGCCCGCCGTGGTCGCGCCGCTGAGCGTACAGCACGAGGCGCAGGTCAGGCAGGTCGTAATGCAGGCAACCCAAGAGTAGTGACTCCTCGTTCAGCAACCCGTCGTGGTGGAATCCGTGGAGCATTGGCGCGAGTAGCAAGAGCAGCCGCTAACAGGCTTGAAAGACGCCGTACTCGTCGTCAACAACGATAATCGGAGGTGACCGATGGCTTTAGTGACGGTTTCTGATCTAAAGACTTATATGGATATAAGTTTTTCTAATAGGCAAGAAGATGCTGCACAATTTGTGATTGATGGTTTGCAGAGCGAACTTGAAACATATCTTCGCCGACCGATAGAGGTTGCGTCATTTACTGAGGATTATGTCCTTGAATCAGACCATGTTGGTCTTCCTATGGGTTCAACTATTTTTAATGATTTTTATCAGGCTTCAGATGTTGATCCTGTTGGGCTTATAACTTACGGAACTCCTCCACCAACGGTTTATTTTAATAATTCTCCTGTGGTTTCTGTGCAGAGAGTAACTCTCACAAACATGTCTGAAAACAATCGTGTTCTTGGCGAAGCGATCAAAAGGTCTGCTTCTATTACTTCTGTGACGGTGGCTGGAACAACCGTCACTTACACGGCTTCCAACCATGGTTTTACTGTTGGGCAAAACATTGCGGTGTCTGGTTTGAGCACTTCTGCTTTGAACCTTGTATCAAATATTATTACATCCGTTGCTACTAATACATTCACGGTTACTCAGAGCGGTCTGACTGCGGGAACATTCAACCAAACTGGCACTGTTGTCGCATCGGGTTTTGATTACACGGTAAGAAAATTCGGAATTGATTTCTATCTTGGTTTTGCAAATGACAAGATAACCGTCACCTACACTGCTGGTCTTACTGGCGGTGATACCCCAATGTTCAAACTTATGATACTCCGAGCCGCTGCTCGTGAAGTCCAAAACATGCATGATGATGTTGTCGGTATCAAAGATTTGGGTGCTCGTGAAGTTGCATTAATGGAAACAGGATTCTTGGAAAAAGAATTGAATGCTGTTAAGCGTTGGCGCAGAAATAGGATCTCTTAACCCATGGCGTCTGATCTGAAAATCAAAATCACAATTGATGCCAGAGCAGCAATCAAGAGAATGAAAGACATGGAAAAACGTTCCACGGATTTCAAGCCAGTGTTTAGGTGGGCTAAAAGAGAACTTGGTTTAATGAATGGTCAAAACTTTGCTCAAAACGGTTTGCCTGTTGGAGGATGGTCACCTTTGAGTCCTAAGTATGCCGCGTGGAAAGCAACGAATTTTCCCGGTAGACCAGACATGGTGAGAAGCGGAAAACTTTTTAATTCTTTGCGCAATCTTAATGGTGGTGTGAATTCTATTGGTTTGAAGAAGGCAACTTTTGGTACTGATGTTGAATATGCCAAGTTTCATCAATATGGGACAACGAAGATGCCTAAACGAAAACTTGTTTATGAGCCTGCTGGTTTTGCTGAGCGTGTTGCTTTGCTTGCGGCAAGGCATGTTGCTGATGGCAAGTTGGGTGTTGGGGCTGGCGATTTGGCGTTTGAGTAAGGTGGACTTATGACCGTACCTGTTACTGATTTGATGCATGGCGCACAATGGGCTAAGTACTATGTGAATAGATATTTGACTGCTGATCTTCCAAGCAGGATTAATCGTTACCGTTCTGGCTGGAACTTGGATTCCAACGAGTTGCCTACTCCTGAGTTCTTTTTAACTTATGAGCCGATTGCTTTGGATCACTGGCCGACAATTATCACGGTTTGTATATCTACTTCGCCTTTTGAGAGGATGATGCAGGGCAGTCAGGGTGACCCTCTTTATCGTGTTACATACAGTATGCGAACCTATATTTGGGCTAAAACTGAAGGTTCAGAGGCTGTTACATTGTTGCGAGATAGGTTGACAACGGTTCTGCGGTCAGCCCTCATGGACAGACCATGTCTCACACAGTACGACAGCGACACCGAAGCCGACATTTATATTGACGAATCCTCGCTCAGGGAAGAATTCTCTGACCTAACCCTCATAAAAGGTGACCGTGTATTAGCGGGAGCATATTTAGGGTATGATTTAGTACTTAACGAAGTTATTTACCGTGATCAAATTGCGGCAATAACTGGATACGACATTGAAAATTACAACATGCGCAGTACAACGGAGACTTTTTAATCTATGGAACCAATTTACGACATCCAAGGCAAAGCAGGTCTTCTGCGGGTTTGGAATGCAACTAAAGGTTACCTTGAAGTAACCGAAGAAGGCTACCTGCTTCAGGGAGAAACAAGTGCATGGATTGAGGAAACAGACGCAGTAGTTGACTTGATCAAAGAAGGACTTCTCGTCGTCGTTGGAGGACAAGAAAGCCCAAGCGTTCAAGAGGCTAGCGAAAATCCAAAAAAAAAGAAGTCATCCACCATCAGCCAATCGCCTACAGAAGTAGAAGATCTTCCTGCTGTGGATGAGCCAGAAAATAAAAAAGAAGCAGAAGAACCAACCAGTCCAAATAATGATGTTTCTGTTGAGACAGTTTAATTAATGTATACTCGTTTTACGGAAATTTCTTCAACTCAAATGGAGGGTGCTAGATGCCCGGCGTAACAATTACAACCGCAGTTCGTACAGGTGCAACCAATCTTGGAACCGCTCCAGCAGCGAAATTCTTTCTTGTTGGAACATCCGAAAGAGGAGTGAGCACAGCAGCACGAGAAATCACCTCTTTGGCTGATTTTGAAACCAAGTTTGGTGGTCATGTTTCGGGTTCGTACTCTTGGTACTCAATGAAAACCTTCTTTGAAGAAGGTGGAGTTAGCGCATATTTCGCTCGCGTAACAGCCTCCGCTGGTGTTGTAGGAACAAAAGCACTTACCACTTCAACCTCAAGCGGTCCTGGAATCACATTCACCGCTAGTGGTAAGGGTGCTTGGGCTAACAGCCTTGCTTTTGTCGCAACGAACAACACAACGACTTTTGATCTACTTGTTGCCTACAACGGAAACACTATTTTCTCAGGAACTGGTTACACAAGCCTGACGGAGTGCATCACAGCAGTAAACGCAGATGCCACAGCAACACTTTATATGACAGCCTCGCTAACAGCGTCAGCAGTTGCTTCACAACTGTTGGCAACCGCTGCTGCTACATCGCCGTCAAACGGTGCTGATGGAACTGTTGCAAAGAGTGATGCAATTGCTGCTTTGGACTTCTTCATTGATGACTTCGGATCGGGTGCTGTAGCGGCACCGGGTTTCGCCACTGGTTCAAGCGACACAGCACTTTACGATGCGCTTCGCACGCATGCTGCGACATACAACCGTATCGCTCTTTGTGGTTTCGCATCCACCGCAACGCTTGCTCAAGCCCGTTCGGCGTCAACTGGTTACACAGGTCTAAGTTTGCATGAATCCATGGCTTTCTACCACCCGTGGGTACAGATCCCTGTTGATTCAGCAACCGTTGATATTCCAGCAGAGGCTTATGTAGCCGCTGTTCGTTCAAAGACACACAACGCTGTTGGTGCTTGGAAGGCTTATGCAGGTGTTGCTTCTGAAGCAACGTTCGTTACAGGTCTTGCACTTCCAGTGAGTCGCGCAGAAGCAGATCTGATGGACGCTTCGTATGTGAACCCATTGCGTTTGATTAACGGTCGTGTCCGCATCTACGGTGCACGCTCGCACTCTACAAACACCACACAGTGGCGTTTCATTACCGCACGAGACACAATCAACTACATCGTTACGCAAGCAAACAACCGTCTTGAGGATCTTGTATTCTCAACCATTGACGGTCGTAGCACGCTTTTCGCAAACATCATCAACTCAATCCAATCAGTTGTTGAACCAATCCGCATTAACGGTGGTTTCTACGAAGGCTTCGCAACAGACGGTCGCCGTATTGACTACGGTTACACAATCAAATGCGATTCTTCTATCAACCCAGTATCCAATCTTGAAGCAGGAACAGTTACAGCGCGAGTTGGTGTTCGTGTTTCAAGCATCGGTGACAAGATTGAAGTAGATCTCATCAAGTCAAATCTAACAACTGCTTTGGCATAACGGAGGAATAAATGGCTCGTCCAACATTGTTTAAGAATCTCGCTACACAGCGCCAAATCGTTGGCAAGATCACGCCATCGGAAGGTACTGTTGGTCTGCCGACTTTCCCTGACTACTTCACACAGATTGCTGGCGGAGAAATCACCGCTTCTGTAGAGAAGGTTTACCACGGTGGCGACTTGTTCTCCGAGACCCTTTGTGCACCAATGGAAATTGGCGACATCACCCTCACTGGCTATGTGTCAACTGATCAGGCTTTCATGTCAAAGATTCAGCAATTGCGCCAAGTTGTTGGTCGCGTTCGCTACGACATTGATGTCCATGTTTTTGACTGCGATATTGCTGTACCGGGCTCTGACCGCCAGTACACGAAGGCTTTGCTTGTAGGTTTGACTGAGCCAGACGGCGATGCAACCTCGGGTACACCAGCGACATTCACACTGACTTTCAGTGTTGCTACTGTCTCTGTTGGTAACGCACCAGTCGCCTGATACTCCTGATTTAGGGGTTGCATTTTTGGGGCTTTAGGCATGTTAGTGTTTCGCCTATGACCAACATTCAATTCAGTTCAGACGACTCTTACCGAGATAATTCAACGGTATCTGCTCGTAGTACAACAGACGACCCAAAGAGCGAAGGCAATGTTTTGGAGAGTTTGAAAAAACTCGTTCAAGATAAAGTTCGCCGTGGAGATGTCCACATTGCCATTCCGGAGCGACCGGGTGTGATGATTCGTGTTTCACCAAACATCTCACAAAACCAACTCAAGTCGTGGCGCAGGAACGCTGGCGAAGAGCGCAAGGGTGGCATGGACACTATGCGTTTCTCAACAAACCTAATCGCCGCTACTACCACGGGTATTTTGGTTAACGATGAAATCGTTACTGATGACAATGGTATTGAACTTACGTTTGCTTCACCAGAAATTATGGCTATGACAAACACGAATCGCCCACACCCTGATTGTGTTTTGGCTTTCTTTGGTCTTGAACCACATGTTGAATCAGCCGCCGTGGCAATCATTGAAGCAGCAGGATATGGAGACAATGTGGATGCATTGGACCCTACGAAGAGGTCTTCCGAGAGTTAACGGACGATTACCGCATAACTTTAGCGGCAAGGCTTGGAGACCTCTTTAAAACAGATCCGATTGAACTACTTGATAGCAGCACAGAAGAATGGATCATACGCCTAGCGTGTGCTAAAGTTATACAGACGGATAGAGAAAAACAGGAAGCAGAACAGCGGAGACAATCCCGCTAATTTGCTGGAGCGCTCATATTCATAACCCTAATACGGAGATGGATGTATGCCAGCCGAACGCGTAGTAATTGATATAGAGGTCAACTCTGACATTGCTACCATTGAGGCTACCCGTGAAGCACTTGACAGATTAACCAACGCACAGAGACGGTATAACCGTGAGCGTGATCGCGGCGGTTCGGGTGGTGGTGGCGGTGGTTCGGGCGGTGGTTCAGGAGGTGGCGGTGACGACGGAGGTCGCGGAGGTCGTCGCGGTGGCGGAAGTAGTAGACCGAGAAAAGGTCGTTACGACGGTTTTGGTGGTCAAGTTTTTGACTTCCGTGGAGACATGGGTAAAGGAATCGCCGCTTACGGGAAATTGTTGGGCTTAGTTAATAAGTTGTCTGCTATTGCTCTTCCCGCCATGATGGCTGCTTTAGGTGGAATTGCTTTGGCTTTCAAAGCAGGAACCTATTTCATAAACATGTACAAAGCGGCAATGGCGTCATTGGCGTCAGCGGTAGCCGTCGGGTTTGTTGCCTTAACAACGTTCTTGGCTGCGCAAAAAGAATATGCCGCCGTACAGAACTCTGCTGCATATTTTGAAGGAAACGGTAGTACTAGCGACAGGATGATTGCCGCTGGCGAGGCAATGTCAATGTTCACTGATAACACAAAACTCGCTGTTGTTGGTGCGAAGGGCTTGCAGAGCGCTTTTTCAACCTTGAGCAAAGTTAAACCTGTTACTGGTGAAACAACAGCGGCGTTTGAAGGATTGATGAATATCGTTGTGGGTAGCGGTGGAGATATTGAAAAAGGATCTGGCAAACTTGCCGAGTTCTTGGCAGCAGTGCAGAAGAAAGGTTCTCTTGCTGGAGGTGCTTCAATAGCCAAAGAACTAGGTCCTGATTTTGAAAAGATTGTCAAAGAGGCTGGTGCACTTGGCATTAAAACTAGCGACGAGTTTATGAAGGCAGCCGCAGAAGGAAACCTTGGTGAAACTTTTGCTACTAAATATGCCGGAATGTTGGATGCCATTAACAATACGGTTATGGGTCGTTTCAAGGGTGCTGTTAGTTCAATTAAGAGTTTGTTGACTGACCTTGGTGGACAGTATTTGGGAGAAACTGGTACAACGATAACTCGTCTACAAGGAATTATTGAAACTTTTATTGTTCGTCTTGGTTATGTGATGAAAAGTTTTGATACGGAAGGGAAAATGGGTGGGTTCCTTGACAAAGTAGAAAAAGGAACAAACCAGTTAATTGTTTTGATGACGAAATATCTTGGTGCTACACCAAATATTTTTCAGTTCTTCAATAAAACCATCACAAGCATAAGAGATGTTTTTGATGGGATGCAGGATTGGATGAGGCAGTTTCGTGAGGCTGGCGAGTTAATCAACGAATATTTCTTCAAACCTATGTTTTCTGCGTTGGGGCAAAACTTTACAAGAAGCATGACAGATCTTGCTGAAGTGATTGAATCAAACAAAGACAGCATTACTAGTTTTGCAATACAGATCTCTAAAACGCTTACCGCTATGGGTAAATATGGTGATACTGTCCGCAGGTTGTTTATGGGCGCGATGCCAGTTTTCCAACTGATTTTCAAAATGGTTGAATTATTCTTTAGGGGTTTAACTGCTTTTGGTAATGCGGCTTTAAAAATTAGTGGTGCATTTCAGAAGTTAGGTCCTTTGGGCAAGTTGGCTGGAGCGCTCGTTAACGTCGCCGCTCTGTATTCATTGTTTACTCTTGCAACAAGGTTTTTCAAAGTTTTTGGTACCATGTTTGGCAAAAATATGGATAAAAACCGAACAATAAACATGCAGGCTGGCGTGGTTAATGTGAACGGTGGAATGGGCACAGGTGGAAGACCGCCGTTGTACCCAACTCCTACTGGCGGACCAATAAGACAGCAGGGGCGATTCGCTAGAGCGGGTCAGGCTATAAGCGGTCACATGGGCGGCGCAGGTGCGATGCTCACTACTGCTGGATTGATGATGGGTGGAAGTTACCTGTCATCAAAGGGTGATTATGACTCTGCTGGTGGAACTGGGCTTAAAGCCATAGGGAATGCTGCACAGATTGGCGGAGCCGGGTACATGATGTTGGGGCAGGATGGTTTGGCGAAACTTGGCAGTAAGTCAACGACCATGGGTGCTTCAACTGCTGGTGCGGCAACCCTTGCAGGCGTCGCTGCTATTGCTGCTGGTTCGTATGCTGCGGGTTCCTATATCGGTGGAAAGTTCAATGACGATTCCGTTAAATCAAGAGGAACATCGGCTTTGGCTGGGGCTGCTTCTGGTGCGGCAATAGGCGCGGTAATTGGAAACTTTATTCCAATTCCACTCATTGGTGCGGGTATTGGCGCGGCACTAGGAGCGGCTATTGGCGGTGTTACTGGATATATGAAGGCAGGAAAGCAACGCAAAGAAACTAGAAAAGCGGCGAAAGAACTCACTGAAGGTTATGCGTCAACTGTTGCTGAGGCTATGGAAGGCGGAAACGTTGACGACCTGTTAAAAGCCCGAGATAAAGCACTTGCTGACAGAAATAAACTCGTCGCCACCAACGCCGACCCAGCCTACGCTGCTAAGGCTGTAGCAAAATATGATAAAGAGTTTGAAGCATTAAACACAAAAATTAATAACTACACAGGTAACGCCGCTCTTGCACAGAAAGCGTTTGGTGTAGGAGCAGAACAACTAAACGCAGCGGCAAAAGCAAAAGGCATCAACATAGAAGACGAGTTGCTGACTTTGCGTGACACCGTCAAGATCTTGGGCGCAGATACGGCAGAGCAAGCAAGGTTGATGAAAGCCGCTTGGGCAAACATTGGCGCTAGTGCTGTTGGGGCGTCAAGAGACTTTTTCACTCAACAAGAAACCGCCGCTGAAACCTCAAAATTGGTTGACTCTAGCCTGAACAAACTTATTACTGGCGGTGCGAATACAGACAATATGAACGCCTACCTGAAGAATCTGCGCGACTTTAGCGTTGCATCATATGGCGATATTGAAGGGTTGACGAGTGCTGGAAGGCAAATTGAATTTGACCTGACGGAAGGTGAATTGAAAGGTCTTACTGATAGCCAGAAACAATTCATGCGAGATCAGGCATCGGGTGCAGGTTTTGGTGGCGTGAATATGTTGAAAAACATTGACATGGATCAAGTGGCTTCACAACTGTCAGGTTATGACGCGCTCTTGAACGCTGGAGGTGGGCTTGGTAAAACAGGAAAAGGCGAGGATCCAACCCAACTTGATCCTATAAAACTTAGGAAATATCTCGCTAGTCAACTTGAGGATAATCCTGATTTCTTGAGCAACTTGATAAATGCTTCACAGGAAACGAATGATGTTTTTGCTCAAAATAAAGTTTCACAAGTTATAAACACTGGTACTAGCACTGGGGCGATGAATCCCGTACTTGACGCTGAAGCCCGCCGATGGGCTGGTGCTTATGGCGGAACTGCAGCAGTCGTCCCACCAGCAACGCAACCTATCACCAACAATAACGAGATCACTACGAACATTTCTGGTGTTTTGACCGATCAGAAAACAGTTGATCAAATTGAGCGTATTATTGCTAAGGCTGTTCGCGAACAACAAGAGCGTGGTCCTGTGACGGTGAACTCGTAATGGCTACCTCGGTGACAGTTTGGGTGCGTCTCAAAGACCCCACACCAGAAGCAGACAGGATGCAATCTGCGATCCCCGGCGCATTGCCACTTATCTTGAGGATGCGTTCTTCAGATAGCACAACTGAAGAGGATTTTGTTTTCCCTTATAGTCCAAGAGAAGTGAACATTGGGAAATTATCTGACGAGATGGTTCAGATCGCTAGACCCGGAACTACGCCGATTGTTGCTTTCAAATCTCATTCTTTGATGACGGTAGATTTTACTGCCCTAATTGCCCACCCGGGGGACGGTCTGATTCAGAGTATAGATAATGAACTTTTTGCTTTGAGGAGAATGGGTTCAAGTAGTGACAAAGTTTTCCAGTTACTTAACTACGATATTTTTACAAATTCTCCTTTCAGTTTCAGGAATATGAGTACAGAAAAGTTGCAAGGATTGTTTTTCTCAATCACGGAGATGAGTGTTGAGGTTACACGGCGTAATAAAGACAACAAAATTACTATGGCTAATGTGAAAATTAGTTTGGTGGAAAACAGAAACCCTAATATTAATCTGACCCTGATTCCCCCGCTTGGCTTTACCCGTCCCAAAAAAACATGCAAAGATAAGATTTACCGCGATAATCATAAAAAAGAATGCAAAAAAGACAAGACCACCGGAACATGGATATCGGCATCACAAACCTCGCTTAGATTTGCGAAAGAAAACATAGACGCACAGAAAAACAATATATTCATATGTTGGTCTAAAAGCCAAGGGAAACTTCAATATTATTTAAAGCAGGACAGACCCAACCCTTGCAAGCAAACTGGTTAACAACAAAATATGATTTCTGATAAAACGATAGTAATTATTGGCAATGACCAAGCATCTGTTAGGGCTCAGATTGCCCAAAGCGTCACCAACATTGGTGTTAGTTATACGGTAGATGGTGCTTCTCAGGTTACCGTTGAACTTGTTGACGAAAAATTGGCTATGTGGAATAACAACTATTTTGCTGTTGGCAACCTTGTTGATTTCTTTGATGGGACAATGACGGAGCGTTACATGATTGCTAGTCATGAAATATCTAACGGCGAAGGTGAGCATTTTAAAATTAAATTGGAATTAAGGACTGAAGCGATTCAGCGGATGAAATTGGACAAAAAACCGCAGGCGCTCAAATCTACAACTGCTTACGAATTTGCGCAAAAAGTTGCAAAAAAGTTTGGTCTAGGGTTCATGGGTCAGCAACCGACGGGTATTAAAACGACAACAATTAAAGTGAAAACAGAAAAAAACAAGGAATCCGTTTACGATGTTTTGGTTCGTTCTGCTAAGGACATTCAGTATCTGTGCTTCGTAATGTATGCCATACCCGAGGGTGGAAAAACTGCTGTACCTACACTGTATTACGGTTCTCCTAATTGGCTCATTGGTCGTTGGGGTGTTGAGAAAACCGAGGCGTATACTTTCAAGACCGCTAGTGGTAAAGATGAAGTTCGCCCACTTTATTACATACCGTTGAAATATCCAAACGACGAAAAAATGAATTTCTTTCTGACCGAAGTTCCTGAAATGCGTAGGTCAATGGATAGCCCCAAGGAGTCTGAAGGTTCGGCGAGTATTTGGGTGGGGGACAAATATGAGCAAAATGTTGGTAGCGCCTACAATATTAGAGCAGGTATGACGGTGGTCGTCTATGGGATTAAAGGTTTTGATACAACTGCCTATCTGATTACTTCTGTTGCGTATCAGTATGGCGTACCTGAACCAGTGAAGATATCTTTTGCTACTCTGGATAAGATTTCTCCCGAGGACAAAAAGAAGATTGACCAAAAGGTATCTGAGACGACAGTGATTGGTGGAGGCTAAAAGCATGAACATGAGAATTGGCGGCGATTCCATAGATGGAATGGACAGGGTGGATTCAGCAGCAGGAGTCAACGCTTCTTTTTCTTCAATACATTTAGGTGTCCTTACAGCAAAAAACGATTCTACGCGGACTGGGTTTGTCAAAATAGCGGCATTGAATTCTGATGCCCAACTTGGTCCGTACAAGTTTATGGCTTCATTCACTTTCCCTGTGGCGACACCAGTGAAGCAAACCTTGACTGTTTCAAATGGGACAGCAGATCCCGGGGTTTCGGTCGTAACAGGTGTTTCCCTGTCTGCCACAACAACAGACATCTCTGGTGTTTACAGCCAGACACTCACCTTGCCCGCGATTGGGACACGCGTTCTTGTTGTACTATTGAATGATTCGCTTGATGAAGGTGTGATTGTGGGCTCATTATGAACACTATTCGTTTGCCGTTGCGGTTTTCACAAACCTCTTTTCAAATGGAAACCATTGAAGATGGGTCGGACGAATATTATGCAACGCTAATTGGGTACGCAATACAGATTGAGCCAAATTCCCTACCAATATCAACCTTCTATGGGACGAATGACCCAACTTTTGATCTAAGGCAAACAGGAAAAGTTGGTCAAGAAATTGGTAAATTAATTCCAGAAATATTAGTAACCGATGTAAATGTTGTTACGGATAATAACGGAACATCTAATTTATCAATCAAATTTGAACGGACAAACAGATAATGGCTTCACCAAACTTTGCTGAATATATTGATCTAACAATCAACAATAAAACAACGGAGACCGTATATAACGACGCCGTTGAATATGCGCAGATTTCCCTACCAGAGTTCTCCCCACGGGTGGGAACTATTGAAAACGCTTTGCTTGAAGCAATGTCTCACTCAACGGCAAGTTTGATAACCATGATCAATGCTCTTCCTGATGGTCTTATGGAGGGGTTGCTGAATCTGATGGGTTTCACGAGGATAGAGGCAACCGCGTCAACGGCGACTGTTTTGATTGAACTTTCAATTAACACAGGTGCGACTATTGCGTCAGGGACAATCTTTTCTTACGATGTTTACGACTCCAATAATGTTTTGACACAGTACCTGTACGAGACTGTAAACGATTTAACAATTGCCTCTGGCGCTACTACTGGTTCAGTTTCGGTGATCGCCTCTGACCCCTCGGTGTATCCGGACATACCAGTTCCGTCAAATCTCACTGTTGTTTCTAGCACTCCATATATTTTGGATGTGACACTCACGGTTTTGGCAACCGTTGGAACAGACACAGAAACAGACACAGAGTATTTCAATCGCGCCGTAACCTACCTTGGTTCGCTGAGTAGCGCCATCACCACGGCATCACAATTGACGAATTATATTGCAGTGAATTACCCGACGGTAAGCAGATACAAGGTTTACGACCTTACACAGGCAAAAGAAAATGACATCGTAAATGCTGTCTTGGCATCAAATGTTGTGACACTAACAACTCGCTACGCGCATGACCTCTCTGTCGGGAACAGTGTCATAGTTTCTGGTATGGCGACTGCAGCCTATAACGGAACTTACACGATTACTGCCGTTCCAACAACGACTACCTTCAGTTACGCAAAGACAAACAGCAACATAGCCACGGCAGTAACTACGGTTGGTGCTGTGGTTTTGGCTAGCGGAATGCTTTTAGCAACATCTAATGTTGGTGGCGCTGTGACAATTTCTTTGTGTGACTCCACTGGAGCGGCTATTAGCGTGGCACAAAAACTTGCAATCAGGACAGATATCCAAAACCGTGTTGTTGCTGGTCTTAACGTTTATATGCACGACATGAATACTTTTAATGTGGCTGTTTCATGCACGGTTGTGGTTGAACCAAACTATTCAACAACTAGTGTCGGAACTGCCGTTTCTGAAGCAATTGAAGCCTATTTGTCCGTCAGCGGATGGGATTTCTCTTCAAGTATCAATAATCTTTATCTAACCACAATTGCTTCAAAGGTGATTGGTGTTAAATATGTTTCGGCTTTGGATGTTGACATTTCTGGTAGTACAACATTTGCCACAAATAATGGATTGAGCGTTACGGTTCTAGAAAAAGGCGCTATTCCTATTGGCGCTTGCACGACTGTGGCGACAGTTTAAATCATGGGTACAACCTATAACTTCATTGATGAATCCGAAAGGCTCTTCTTAGAACAAAGCACTTTTGTCGCAACAAATCTTGAAGATTTGTGGACAAGCAACGGTACTGTTGCAACCGATGCTGCGACGTATCTTGACTCCGATTTTGGTTCCCTTAAACTAACGCCATCAAGCGCTGAGAACTATGTTCGTTTTAATTATCATTCGTCTACCGCTTCGGTTCCATCTCAGTACGCCATCACCACCGATGTTGATGGGAACGATTATGTTGAAGCGTTTATGTGGGTTAGACCAACAAAAAATTGCACTATATATCTACAAACAGTATTGACTGAAGTCTCATTTGCTTCAAACACATCTTCATATAGTTTTGTTGATCCTTTTGTCCGTCATACAGGGAATGAAGGTTCGCACACTTTGTTTATTGGCGGAACGGATACGCCTACATGGCATCTGGTACGCGCTGTCCCTATTGCTGTACCAGCAACGGGAAGATGGTCAATAGGTATAAACTTCCGTGTGGTTTTTGCGACATTGACTGATGCACATCTGAATATTGCACGACCAACCCTGCATACATCGCAACGATTCCTATTGGGTGATTTTTTTACGAGTGTTATAGGAAATATTCCTGAAATTTTTTTAGAGTCCGATTTTGCGAACTACTCAACTAACAATCCAACTTATCCTCTTTCAAGATTTGTGGATGTGATTACAACTACGGCGGGTGACATTTATGATCAGACAATCTCGTTTGAGTATTTAGATTCTTCCGAGGGTGGTAGCGCAAGCAACTTGTTCACCTTGAGCAGATTGGTTGATCCTAGGGTTTGTGACAGTGCTTACCTTTCTTGGCTGTCACAGTTTAGAGGTAGACCTGTCCTTATTACATATCAGCCTTCAACCGAAGGTATTGGTTGGAGTGTTTTTACACTCAATTCATCGCTACTAAGTGGTCTTGACCCGATTACTAATTTACCTGTTGGTATTGACGTTCTTGGGGGCGATGCAACAAACCTTGGTGGCTTGCCAGCGGGTATTGAGGCTTTTGCCAGATGGCAAGTTGAAACAGGGTATTACGGGCATAATGCTGGAACTGTCTCGGCGATGGTGAATGCTATTCAACGAAACCTGACTGGCGACCAAACAGTCAACTATACGCTGTCAACAAATACTATAGCGTTCACTACAAAGCAGTCTGAAACTTTTGGTTCTGTAGTCGGCGATATTGGTGTATCTAACTCTGTTATTTTGAATTTGATTGAGCCAGCACGACCACTAGGGATGCTTGTCACCCACACAATGACTGCGTGATGTAGAATAGTTACACAACTTTAAATGGAGGCTCCATGGAAGAGGAAAATTCTCAAAGTTCTGTGGATAAAGAAATTGAGGATCTCCTTCGGGATTCTTTACCTCAAGGTCTTGTAACCAATTTTGTTGTTATTGCAGAAGTGGCTTCCAACTCTCAACAAGAACTCGTACTGTCCATATCGGACTCCATGACGCCATGGCTTGCACATGGTATGTTGGAGTTTGCCATGGACATGATGCGTTCAGGAGAATATCAATTCCCTATCACGGAGGAAAACAATGGACAAGAATATTAAAGCAAACGTCAGTGACCAAGCAGTAAAAGGTGCGCTTTTGGGCGCTATCGGATATGCTGCCAACAAGTACGGTGTATCAGCAGAAATCGTTGCTGTAATCATGCCGATCGCTTTGACCGCGCTGGCTTGGGTATCTACAAAAATTGGCGACAAGGGCACAACCGCACTTTTCTCGGTAGTGACTGCTGTTGTTGAAGCACAGTCAAAAAGCAAGAAAAAGGCATAACTCTTCAAATCCTAAAGATACAAGTGTTGTATTCTTGTAAGGGTAGAGGCTTTTGCGTGCCCCAATTGGAGTGAGGATTAATGCTTGCAGGTAAATACAACATGGTGTGTGACCAAGGGTCAACCTTTCAGCGCATCATAGAAATCAAGGATGCCGATGGGGTGGTTTTCCCGTTGACTGGGTATACGGCTCGCATGCAAATCAGGCGAGATATTGATGCCACGTCCACACTTATGGAGTTGACCAACGCGAATGGTCGCATAACAATCAATGGGGCTCTTGGGGCGATAACCATGACGCTGACCCCTGACCTGACGGTTGGGTTGACAAAAAGTGGTGTGTACGACTTGGAAATAGTGAAAACTTCTACTGGCGAGGTTCACAAAGTTTTGCGTGGGGATTTCCGTCTTGAGAAAGAAGTTACCAGATGACAAACGGTAACTACAACACCGTAGTTGAGGATCAACGGAATATTGTCCAAGTAATCCACGAGGAACCCAACTATGTGGTCGTAACTGAGGGTCAGCAGAGCATTGTGGAAATCGTTGACGAGCGATCAAACACTGTGGTAGTCACCGTTCCGGGCGTATCTAGTCTGTCCGCAAGAACAAATGTGACTTACGGTGAAGGTGCTCCTTGGACTATTACGGTGACAGTTTAAATGCCGATACAACCATCCGAATACGGAAATACTGGTGACATATATATTGACACCGTTACGGGTGATTTCTATGGTCCGAAAACACTAGAGGGCTGGCCGGATACACCGTTTTTTACTGCCTTAACTTCCTCCACGGTAGATATCGCCGTACTCAACGATCGCACTATTTTCACGCAGGGGTCTGCTTCAAGCACTTGGAACATCACTCATGCTTTAGGGGGGCGACCTTCAGTGACTGTCGTAGATAGCGCGGGTACAGTCGTTTATGGTGAAGTGCGATATAATAGCAACACAAGTATTACCGTTACTTTTTCATCACCCTTTTCTGGTTTTGCTTATTTGACATAAGGATTTAAAACATGGCACAAAAATTTCTAACTAATGTTGACCTTAACCAGAACCAATTAATTAACGCCTCGTTTGAGGTTGTGGGCACAGACCCATCAAGCGGCAACTTTGAAGGTCGCTTAATTTACCAGTCCACGACTGACACAATCAAGGTTTATGCAAACGGTGCTTGGCGTTCACTACCACACACCATTGTTTCGGGTGGTGGCGCAGGTATTGCTGAAGCCCTTACGGTCTCTGAGTCCAACGGCACAGTAACTCTTACTCTTAATGTTGCTGACACGGACAGCGCTGGTTTGTTGCCAGCCACATTTTGGCAGATGCTCAATGATGCGACCGATGCCGCAACTGCAAGCAAACTTGTCAAGCGAGACGCCTCGGGTAACGCAAAAGTTGCTACCCCAACAGATGCCGCACATATTGCCACCAAGGGATATGTTGACTCAGCACGACAAGGTCTTGATGTCAAAGCATCAGTAAGGGTTGCTACTACCGCCCCAATCAACCTTGCCACAGATCTTGAGGCTGGCGATGTAATTGACGGTGTAACACTTGTTGCTGGTGATCGCGTTCTTGTCAAGAATCAGAGCACTGCTTCTGAAAACGGTATTTATGTTGCTGTTGCTTCTGGTGCAGCCTCCCGTTCTTCGGACGCAAACGGAACAGCCGACACAGGTGAACTAACGAGTGGAACATTCACATTCGTTGAAGCAGGAACTGTCAACTTTGATTCTGGTTTTGTTATTTCTACAGACGGAACAATCACTGTTGGTACAACAGGAATTACTTGGACACAGTTTTCGGGTGCTGGTTCTTTTGAAGCAGGAGATGGACTTTCAAAGAGCGGTACGCAAGTCAATGTTAATGTCACTGCGAACCGTACTGCAATCACGGCTGACGCGATTGACATTTCAGCCAACTATGTTGGTCAGTCCTCAATCACAACACTTGGTACGATCACAACAGGTATTTGGAACGGTACAGATGTTGCTGTTGCAGACGGTGGTACTGGTGCAAGCGATGCGGCAAGTGCCAGAACGAACCTTGGTATCAAAACAACGGCTGGTGCAGTCACAACAACCACCTCAAAACTTGCCCGCGTAGCAAGTCAAGGATGCACGGCTAACGCCTCTGGAACCTCTACGACAACAGTAACCCACAACTTTGACACGCTTGATGTGAGCGTACAGATTGTTGAAGTCGCTGGCGGAGCAACAGTGTTTGGTGATGTCGTCCGCAACAATGCTGACACAGTTACAGTAACGCTTCTTGGCGCAAGTATTCAAGCAAACGATTACAGAATCATAGTAACTGGTTAATACACATAGTTAGCCTTGAGGGGTTGACGAACTACACAAAATAGCGATTGAGGTCGCAAGTGGCACAAAAATTTGTAACTCCTATTACCATCAAACAGTTGGCGTCTGCTGGCTCAGATGCGCTCACCGTATTTCTTGACGGCGAAACCTACGGTCGTGTAAAACTTGAAGCAGGCGGTCGCCTTTCTTGGAGTAATGGTGCCGGATCTTACGACACAAATCTTTATCGTGATTCCGCAAATGTTCTTGCTACCGACGATGTCCTGAAGGCAATTTCTGGTGTGGTCACACTTGCCGTTAATGGTGTCCCCACTGCAGCCCTTCCTGATGGCGCTATTGCTGTTGACACTTTAAACAATGCTTTCTATTTCCGTTCCAACTCAACATGGACACAGGTCAGTGGCGGTGGTGCTTCGTTAACCGTTGCTGAAACTGCGCCAGCGTCACCCGATCTTGGTGACTTGTGGTTTGAGTCTGACTCTGGTAGAACTTTTGTTTACTATGATTCGCAGTGGGTTGAAATTGGTGGAGGCGGAGGCGGTGGTGGTGGTAGCACAACCGACGAAGGATCTATCGCTATGGTCGCATCTTGGATGGTTGGGAGTAACTAATGGGTGTTGAATATTTTAATAACAAAACCCCGGCTGCGGGTGTCGCGTTCAACCTGATCGCGGTATCTGCCTCTTATGACTATCTGACTTCAGTTGTTTGCACAAACAAAGGAATGGGCGACGCAAAAGTGACCATATACGCCATGACCTCTGGTGGGGCTGAAGCGGACACGATGTACTTTGCTAAAGAACAAGTAGTTCCGGGTAACTCTACATTTGAAACAAAAAAACTAACGATTACTGGCACCAAAGCACTGTGGGCACTTTCAGACAACGGAAACGTGTCCTTTGCTTCGGTAGGGCTAAGAACGAGTAGGGTATAATGGCATCCATGGGATCATCTGATGTTATAATTTTTCAACCTGAAACGGTGTCTGATTTGTATGGGCGCGTTTTCTATGGCTTAAAATATGACCCATCAACTGGTTTGGCGGAGATTGAACAAATAGAATCCGGCGAAGTTATCTCTATCCCCACACTGTCGCCCGGTATCACTTATGAAACTAGCGATTATGCGACGTGGCTTTCATCTACCAAGTATTTGGACTTTACTTGGGAGTCCACTTTATCATCTAATCTTATTATGGAGGTTGCGTAATGCCACAATTAATTGACTTAGGTCGTATTCGTTTTTCATTCTTGGGCGACTACAGTTCAGGAACTACCTACAAAGTCAACGACGTTGTGCGTTATGGCGCAAATTTGTATGTTTACATTAATGCAAGTGGCACAGCGGGCAATGTTCCGACCAATGCAACATACTGGTCATCTATTCTCAGCGGTTTTGAACACAAGGGAGTTTACAGCAGCGGAACTACCTACAAAATAGCGGAAACAGTTACATACAGTGGTTCCATCTACCAAGTAATAACTTCCACCACTGTAGGAAATCTCCCGACAAACGCAACCTATTGGAAATTGATTCTTGAAGGCGCTTTCCCCACACAAACAGGTCTAGCAAATAGCATCCTTGAGACAAACGGAACAGTCACTAACTGGACGGCAACCCCAAATCTTGAAGGTTTGACAGTTTTGGCTGATACGGAACTCAAGGGTGATCTCGTTTCCTCATACAGGCAAGTAAGTGTCACAAACATAGGTAAGTCTGGGAATACGGTCACAGCCACAACGAGTACACCTCACCTGTTTGACGTAGGCGACACTGTTGTGATCGCTGGTATTTCAGGAGACTTTAACACCTCGTCAACCGTGGCGACTGTGCCAAGTAGTACAACATTTACGTACAGCATGAGCATGTCGGGAACTATCGCTTCTGCCTCTGTTAGTGGCACTGCTACCGTCTACGGAAACATTTCAACATCGGGAACAATTACATCAACTGGCAATGTCGTCCTCACTGGTGGATCACTATCTGTTGTCGGCGGGAATACCAGCATGACAGGAACCCTCCTCGTTTCTGGTGCAACAACCATAAGCAACGATGCGGTTGTCAAGCAAGCGCTAGATGTAGAAGGAGCATTTGAAGTTACTGGTCGTACCCGCGACATTACCCATAGGGCTTTGTCTGGAACAACAGTTACATTCACAACCAACACACCGCATGCGCTTATTGTTGGGGATGTAGTAACAACATCAGGACTTGTAAACACCGACTACAACTTTACAAAAACAGTAACAGCCATCCCAACGACCACAACCTTTACAGTTACCGCAACAATTTCTGGTGGAAACGTCGCAACAACCGCCGCATCTGGAACTGTTGTGGCAAAGAGTTTGGCTACCTTTAGTAGTGCTGACATTACAGAAAACCTAGATGTTGCAGGAAGGGCTATTGTTTCTACTGAGTTCCGCTCAGAAGGAATCACCCTTGTAGGTAGTTCTGCCCGTGACCAGTACGACACAAACGGACTAGTCACAAAAACCATTACGACATCGGCACTCACGAGCAACGTTGTTACGATAACAACCTCGGCTGCGCACGGTTTCTCACCGTATCAGTTTGTAGAAGTCACCAGCAGTAGAGCCTCTATTAACGGAACTTTTGAGATTGTTGCAGTACCAACCTCAACCACTTTCACTTATGCCCTGACTTTGGGCAACCTCGCATCAGCAGCAACAACTGGAACCGTTGAAACGATACCCGGTTTCACAAACCTGATGGCGTTGTTCACTTCAGACGCAAATGATGACTATTCGCAAGTTGCTGTACAAAACACGGCTGGTGGTGCCAACGTGTCAAGCGACTTCATCGCCTACCCAGATAATGGAACTGACTTTTCTGGCTACATTGACATGGGTATTACATCAAGTACTTTTTCCGATCCAGAGTTCACAATTACGGGAGCGAACGACGGCTACATATTCATGACAGCCCCAGTGGGCAGCGCTGGAAACGGAAACCTGGTATTAGCGACAGGCGATACAGGGGCAGAAAATAAGATTGTTTTTGCCGCTGGTGGTTTGAGCACAAACAATACACAAATGGTGATAACACCAGACGAAAACATACATATTGAAATTCCCACGCCGTCAACCTCTTCGTCTACTGGCGCGTTAACGGTTGTCGGTGGTGTTGGAATTACGGGAGATATGAACATTCAAGGTGATGTTGCCATTCAGGGAACAATCACATTTGGTGGTGGCGGCACAACCGTAGAAACATCAAACCTTGCGGTCACTGACCCGATTGTTTTTGTTGGTACCAATAACCAAGCAGACACTGTAGATCTTTCGTTTCTTGGGGAGTACCAGAAATCAGCAAGCGCAATAGTAAAAACTATTAGCAATAAAGCACTTACATCAAATGTCGCCACGCTCACAACCTCAACAACTCACGGATATGAGGCTGGTGCGGTTGTGGTCGTCACTGATGTGGACGCAACATTTAATGGTACCTTCAATATTATTGCGGTTCCGACTACGACAACGTTTACTTATGCAAAAACTGCTACAAACGTTGCTTCTGTGGCGGCTTCTGGTACGGCTACCGTTTCTTCTACTAGGAAGTACTCGGGTTTAAGCAGAGATGCTTCTGATGGCGTATTCAAGTTATTCCATGATGCCCCAACAAAGCCGACTACGACCGTTGACTTTGCAGGGTCTGGCTTAACATATAGTCCGCTACTCGCAGGCAACATACAGGCAGTCGGAAACATCGTAGCCAGTGGAACGAGCACCCTTAACGGACTTGTAACCGCGGACAGTTTGACAGTTACAGGAGCAACACAGTTAAACGGAACACTTACTACAAGTCAGAACGTAAGTATTTCAGGACGCCTTGATGTGCAAGAAATTAGAGAAGACGTACTTGATGGGACAATCACATCTAACGTACTTACCTGTGATTATTCCACAGGAAACATTTTCTATATTGCCACTGCACCATCTGCAAACTTTACGGTAAACGTAACGAATGCTCCCACCGATAACGGTAAGTCAATTTCGGTAACTGTAGTTGTTACGGAAGGTGCTACTGGGTACATCCCATCCGCATTGCAGGTAGCGGGTGTTGCTCAAACACTCAAATGGGCGAACGGAACTGCTCCAGTCGCAACAAATGGCGCTGGCAAGTTTGACATCTTCAACTTCACATTGATTAGAAGGTCTAGTGCTTGGTTGGTGCTTGGTTCTGCTGTTCAAAACTTCTAAGGAGAACTAATGCCATTTTTTAGTTCAAGACCAACTGCTATTTTTAATGTTAGGGGTTCTGGTCTCAAACCTTGGCTTTACCGTCAGATTTTAACGAAGGGCTACACGGGGTGCGGCTATAAAGATAGTGTTCCTTGGAGAAATGTTAACTCTCTTAACATGGCTACAGATACGTGCACTAATCTCGGAGACCTTTTTACCGAGACCGCAAACTATTGTGCTGGCGGACAAAGCAGAAATGTGGCATTTATGTTCGGCACTGGCGGTGTTGGAGCATTTACTTCTACCAGCGTTTTTAATATGCGTAACGACACAACCCATGTGAAAACTTCCGCAATGAATACTGCCTACACTTGCAACGACTCTGGAACAATACAATCACACGACCTAAATGGTTCTGGGCAAACGTGCTACATCAATGGAAATATTGGCGGTGCTTTCTACCAAAAATTTAACCTGCAAACAGAACAATACATATCTGCCGTTGCAACAACTTTTGACCAAGGTGGTACTGGTGCTTCTGGTCATTACGGCGAAAGACACGGATACCTGTGGAACGACTCACAGACAAGAAAGTTTGTTTTCAGTACAGAAACAGAAACAGTTGCCGGTGCAGCAGGCTTCCACGGTCAGCAAAAAGGTTTTAACTCCAAAGTTGAGACTGGATACGCTGGCAATGAGGGAAGTTACAACGGGGGATACAACTTCCGTAAGTGGAACTATGCGACAGAATCAAATGTTGGAACAATGGCAAAACCAATTGGAAATTGCGGAGAAGAGAATTTTAGTAACGGGCAAGCCGCTAGTTGGATGCTAGGGATGTATGACACAGGACAGAACAACAGGGCTTGGAAATTTACTTTTGCTACCGATACCGGCTTTGAAGGTGGCGCATCTATGCAACCCACTGGCGCTGGTATTGCGGGTAGGTCATCTGGGTTTGGTTATGCACGCGACTAGGGGAAACTGATGCCGTTTTTTAGTTCAAGACCAACAGCAATTTTCAATGTCAGAGGTTCTGGTTTGAAGCCTTGGCTTTACCGTCAAATAGTAACAAAGGGCTACACGGGGTGCGGGTATAAAGATAATGTTCCTTGGAGGAACGTTAACTCACTCAACATGGCTACAGACACATGTACCAACCTTGGCGACCTTTTTACAGAAACCGCAAACTACTGTGCTGGTGGACAGAGCAGAAATGTGGCGTTTATGTTTGGCACTGGTGGTGTGGGGGTATTTACCTCAACCAGTGTTTTCAATATGCGCAACGA